GCGGCCCCGCGCTTCTGCTGCTGCAGCTGAACCCCCGTGAACGCCAGGTTCTGGCTGGTCGCAAAGTCGTACTGCGCCTGCTGTCGGTAGAAGTCAGCGATCAGGTTGTCTGGTGTGTTGCCGAGCCTGCCAGACGCAAGGACTTCGCCTCGGGCTTTAAGGCCAGCAATCGCGCCTTTCTGCTGTTCCTGGCTGGATGCAGCCGTCTCCTGTATGTACCTTGCGTTGAATGCTGCGACGTCGTTGGCAAAAGCGTTGTCAGCAAAGAGCCTGGTGATCGTCTTCACCTCTTCTTGTTGGTTTGCCTTGAGCTGTTCGTAGCCACGGGCCACCATGGCTGAGTTTCGCTGGAACGCATAGTTCTGCTGGGCTTGGGCGTTCGCAAAAGCAACCTGGTCCTGGGCCGCCTGGGCGCCAGCGATCGACTGACCGATGCCTAGGCCAGCGGTCACGATGCCCATCACAATCGGGATTGGTCCACACATGGCGTTAGATCCTCACGAACTCAAGGAACAGCCGACCCTCTGTCCCGAACTGTGGGTGCGACTTGATGAAGGTGAACCCCATCCAGCGCAACCATCTGATATGCACCACATTACGAGCATCCGCAAGGTTGCACAGGACCCTGTACCGGGTCTGTATCGCGTCCAGGTGGACCCTGGCTTCTCGTAGGAACCGCAAGGCGTTGAGCCGGTCCAGGGCCAGGTCATCGGTACACAGCATCCAGATGCACCCGACGTCGGCCCGTTCCGGCACCACGCCCCACATGCCCATGGGCCGACCGTCGCGCCCGATCATCGTCATGCACGGGTCCCCCTTGAAAAAGGAGTGCAGCAGGGACAGCTGTGGCGTTTGGCCGGACTGGGCCCGGACCTCAGCCACGTCCTCGTCCCGCATGAACTCCGCCACATACGGGATGTCAGAGACCCGGGTGGGTCTTGTGTGCGGGGTGATCACAGTCGAGCCGAACGGGTGTGGTACCAACCTTCCCATTCTGCAGACTGCAGGCGACAGGGCAGGGGGCTCGAGCTGGTGACCTCGATCTTGACCTCGATGTTCTGGGCCATGACGGGCACCCGGAACTTGGATGTGCGCAGCGCCAGCTCCCCCAAGGCGATCTCTTGGTCCCCGAGCTCCAGGCCGGTGTACGGGTACGTCATGGCGTCCCGGCCCCGTGGTGTCACCCGCAGGTTGAAGGCCGATGTCTTGTCGAACACGACGGTCCAGGTGCGCAGCTGCAGCTTCGGTCCAGCCACCACAGCCATGCCACCACCTGGTGGTTGTTCCTTCAGGAACTGGGCGCTGAACTCGTACAGCATGTTGTAGGTCTCCCCCACGTAGAACTTGGCGGCCGTCAGGTCCCCGCGGACCGTCAGGGTGCCCATGCCACCAGCACCACCAGCAGCCGTCGACGACAAGATCTGTAGGACCTGGCCGTGCATCAAGCTGTTGCCGGCGTACGAACGACCGACCACAGCCATGGTGCTGTTGGCCACGTCGATCGGGTACGGCAGGGTGATGGTGCTCTGGGTGTCGAGCCCGCTTGGCGTCGTCAGCGCCACGGTGCAGCTGGCCTCAGTGGCCTTGCGGTCCAGCAGGAGCTCCACCTGGGTGCCAGCGTCGACCGATTCCGGCCGGGTCACCACGCGCTCCAGGTACACCCCGTTGGAATACTGCACCACCAAGTACAGGTCACTGTCCACCATGTCAATCCCAATGATGCTCTTGCCCCCATTGGTTTCCCAGTACCCCCAGGCGCTCTGCAGCTTCTTGTCGCCCTCGAATAGGAACTTGTACCCATAGAGCCGGGTCGGTTGATCCTTGGACACGACGTACGCCGCCTCTTCAGCTGCTGTCGCCACCAGGCTGCATAGGTTGCCAGGCAGGAACCGAGGCACCGACGACGTCACCTCTTCCGATGTGGGCACCGGGCCCGACGCATCCGGCAAGAAGAACTCCCGCAACCCGCTGAAGTCCCCACGGGGCACGGCGAAGTACATGGTGCGACCCACGATGACGGGGTCCACGACGTCGCCCATCTCGAACGCTGTGACCTGGGTGACCGCCGCGGTCTTAGGGGTCAAGGACTGGCCGGTGCTGGACCCTGAGTCCAACCGGAACTGGCCGTGCCGACTGAACAACAGCAGCACGTTGGCGAACCCGACGCTGGCCATCAGGAAGTTGATCTTGCGGCTGCCGGCACTCAGGTCAATGGGGTCCGAATCGACCACGGTCTGTGCTGACTCGGGCCAGAACCGGTCATAGGAATCAGCGGCAGAGGTGATGACGTTCTCGTCAGCAAGCAGCACCAGCCGGTTGCGGAACAAGTTGACGTTCTGGATCGTGGACCCAACAAAGCTGGGGTTCGGTGCAGTGGTGGCATCACCAGCCACCCGCCCAGCCCACGTGAACTTCTGGAACGTGAAGGTGCCGTCGTTGTTGCGGATCAACACATGCGGCATGGTGGTCGCATCGAACAAGTACTGGATGCCTGGGGCCACGGTTTCTTGCCAGACACCATGGCCGAAACCAGAGCCCGCATTGGCCACGAACTTCACGTAGTAGTCATCGGCCCCAGTGGCCGCGGCCCCCGTGATCTCAACGATGAAGCCGTGCTCAGCGGTGACGGGCAGGTCGCTGATGGAGTCAATGGTTCCTTTGATGGGCACCGTGGCCAGGCCGGTCTTGGTGTCGCTAGAGCCCAGCGTGTAGTCGGTCCCGTCGTTCTTGGTGATTCGCACGACGTATTCGCCGGTCCCGTTGGTCACGGTGAACCCACCGCCCAGGGCTGTAACCAGCGACGCCTTCAGGGCCCCAGCGATCTCGACTGTGCTTGGGCTGTAGTTCGGCTTATAGACGACGGTGCAGTTGCCTGACGTCGTACCACCCACCGAATCCGTGTACGTGAACGTGTTGGCTCCAGTCACCGTGATCGTGTAGGTGCCAGCGGTACCAGCGCCACTGAAGAAGCTCATGTCCACCTGGTCATTGGTGAACAAGCCGTGGGCCGTGGCGGTCACGGTGACCGTGTTGGAGGCACGGCTGTAGCTGGCTGAGATCCGCTTCCCACCAGCCGGCAAGGTCTCATAGGTGACCGTGGTGGCGTTGACGATGATGCTGTACGTGGTGGCGTACTCGGCGGACCGGATGAACACCATACCTTTGGTGCCCCACGCTGGCGACGTCGTGGCTGACATGGCCACCGTCTTCTCGCGGTTCACGATGAACGTGTAATCCGCCACCGATGCCACCCGGAACGTGGAGCTGGGTTCACCCGTGATGTCGAGATACGACGTGCCGTCTGGGGTGGTCACCGTCTTGACGGATCCATCGAGCCCGAACACCTTGATGGCGTTGTCCTGGATCAGCACCAGGTACTTGATGGCCCCGTCCCGGTCCACGATGGTCGTGAACGGCCGGCCGGCACCAGCTGACCCATTGAACAACTTGGCAATGTGCTGGGCTGACGGTCGCTTCTTCAGGCCCTCCACTGGGCTGGCCATGCAGTTGACCATCTGCTCGCACTGAGACGCCAACCGCAACGCTGCTGGTTGCTGGCTGACCCCATTGATGAGGTTCGGAATGGAGCTGCTGATGAGCGGCATGATTAGCGACGCAGGGCCCGGGAAGGCTTGAAGGACATGAAGACGTCCGTGTGGTTGGGGTTACCCCGCAGCACGTTATGGCCGGCACTGGCCGTCTCTTCCTCCAGGAACAGGGCATGGGCTTCTGCCTCTGCTGCTGCGTTGATGCGCGACAGGTCAGCTGAACCCAGAATCGCCTCTTGCAACTGGCGGCCAGCCTTGATCGTGAAGTACTGGTGGGCGTACTCAGGCACCTCGTCCCACTCCAGCACGTAGGTGACGTCGGCGTACAGGTCCTCGTCGAACTGGTACGAGTTAGCTCGCCGGTCGTAAAGCCTGGCCCCCCGTTGCACGACGTCGATGTCTGGGTAGCTGAACAAGTCGACCTGGACCCGGCTGACGTTGGTGCCGACGCTGATCTCGTCGGTCGCTGCGTCTCGCTGCAGCAGGCGCTCGTAGTCGGTATTGAACGACCAGCTCTCAGCCTGGATCTTGCGGGACACGTCGTTGATCGTGTTTTGCGCTTGCTGGGCCAGGCCGAACTGGCCATTAAGACTGTTGACTGGTGCTTCCCCGAGCATCTGCAGGACCCGGTTCACAGCTTCCAGAAACGTGGTGCGAGCAAGGGCCATGGGAAACCTCCAGAAAAAAAGGGGGACCGGAGTCCCCCCATATTGGACCGTCAGCTGGTGGCGGTGTAGATCTCAACAGCGCAGTCAGGGCGCAGGATGTTGGAACCCAGGGCCATAGAGGCAACCATGAAGGTGCCCTGCCAAAGAGCGTGCACATCGGAGCCGGTCTGTTCCATCTTCAGATCCATCAGCTTCACGGTGCCGACGGCTTGCTTGTTGAAAGCAAGGGCGACGGAGGTGGTGAAGTCAGCGGAGTAGTCGTTCTGCTCACCGCTCGCCGCGGACCGGTTGGTGGTGGGCAGGTGGTTCGACTTGAGGATGGTGATGCCAGCCACTCTCAGCACGGTGCCGTCGGCATAAGCACCAGCGCCGCCCCAGTCCCGGTTGATCACGTCGGTGGTCTGCACGAGCTTGTAGTACTCGGCAGGGGCCAGCACGCAGTAGCGATCCTGCTCGGGCAAGCTGTTCTCGTCCATCTTCTGCGCCGCCGCAAACAGCGCAGTGGCCAGCTGGGCGCCAGTGATGGCAGCTTTGCTGGTGGCGACGATCTTGATCCGGGTACCGCCGGGCAGGTCAGTGTTGAAGTTGGTGGCGGTACGAGCCGCTTTCGCGATCATCGCGGCGATGTTCTGGTCGAAGCGATACGCCAGGGCGTTGCCCATCTCAGCCGAGTACGGGGAACGCACGTCCCAATGGTTCTTGGCTTCGTCGATGTCGGCGATGAAGACATTGGAGACGAGCTTGTCGTCGACCTTGATGACAGCTTCAGCGTTCTTCACTGCGGTACCCGTCAGCATGGTGCCGGGGGTGTGGTACGCAGCGGAGTTCAGGCCAACGATGGGGAAGCTGGCGCTCTTGCCAGAGCTGATGGTGCGAACAGTGTGGAGGGGCTCGAAGATGGTGGCCTTACGGAACGCGGTGAGAACTTCACCGGCCCAGACCTGAAGGAACAATGCGTTGTCGCCGGCCCAAGAACCGCCACCAGCGGCGTTTACTAGGCCAAGACGTGAAGCTGTGAAATCGGGGGCGGCCATTGCTGGGCTCCTAGGTAAAGGGGGTTGGGGGTTACCCCGACGCCGGGCTCCCGTTCACGAGCGGGTGTCCACCGCAGTGGGCCGTCGCTGATTGTGAGTGGGTCTAGGTGGACTCAGTGTAGGGATGAACGCAACCCAGCAAAAAGCCCCCCGGGTGGAGGGCCAGAGTTTCCCTTGGTGCTTAGAAGATGCTGGACCGACTCAGCTTCTCCTGCACCTTCCGCTGGTACGCCGGGTCCTTGCTGTACTTGGGGT